AGGTAGGTGCGGGACTCCCGCTGCCAGCCAACATACGAGATCATGAGGCCTTTTTCAAGCAGGTAGTTAGCCCCCAACTCCATGTGGTCGCGGAAATTTGGGATATACGAGGAACGCATCCACTTCAGGAAGCCGCTGACCATCGCCGCCCGTGGCATAGATGCCATCGAAGTCGGGAATGCCTTAATGTGGGAGCGTTGCAGGGCTTGGTCAAACAACGCCACATAGGTGTCAATTCGCTCGCCAATCACATTCACCTCTTGGTCGGAAGCTCCCTCCCACGGGAATGCGTTAGCACCATGCTTGCGGAGGTCATCGCTCTTACCCTCCCAGATATTACGCCTCTCGTCATAGGAGCGCAGGCAGGATTGGAAATACTCGTCGAGGTCGATAAGTGCAGACTCGTAGGCATAAGAAAGCGAGCGCACATCTGGCTCGGCATCCACATAGATCAAAGCTTCGCCTTCCAAGGCTTCTGACATTTCTTCAGTTTCCATGATATAATTCGTAGGTGTCGGAGTCTAATTTCCTGTTGATTTTAATAGTCTTGTTGAGCAGTCGCTGGGACATTCTTGCGGGAACTTCGACGGCAATGCGATTCCCATCCAACCCTGCATATACATATCTTGGGTTAATTGCGAGTCCAATAACCGTAACCTCCAGAGGCTCAGGTGCGGGTTCTGTGGCTTGAATTGCCGATTCTTCCTGTGGTTCCACCTTTGGCGCGACCTTCTTGGCCACCTTCTTTGCTGCTTTTTTCGTTGTTTTCATGGTTAGTATCCTCCTGTGCCTTGTCTAGTTACAGCTATATGCGACCCATCCACATGGTCAATACCAGAGATGGCAGCGTAGCGCAGAACATCTATCGGGTCTTTCCATGCCTCCTTCAGACCACCGTCACCCGTGTACTCGCTCAAAGCTTGGATAATGTTCTCACACTCCTCGCTGACATAAAAGTGCGGTCGGTTGACCGAATCTGACGGCATAGTTACATTCCAAGACATTTTCCCGATCAAAGCTTGCAACCCATCGTCGATTTCCAAGCCGGGAGCGGGGATGCACACGATGCCCTCGTCGTTCAAATCCTCGATAATGGATGATGCCCCATCTGCTGACTGATACTTAGCTGCCCCAAGTCTGGGGTCAATCAGACGCTCCATGATCTCCTCGTCACCCTCTAGGTCTTTTATAAGCTCAACATAGTCGCGGATGCCGTAGCCCTGCCCTTTTGCTCCATCCCCAGCAACCCACTTTCCACCGCGCCACTCGGCCCAATCGCCCACATCTACACCCGGCCATTCCCTGTATACCCAGAATGTTCCAGATGCATCTACGGCAATCCAACACATGAACCAATTTTTGGCTCCTGCTGGGTCAATAATATGGTATCGCGTCACATTTTTCGTCGGAATAGCGTGAGGCTCAACCACATTGACCTCCTTGTTGAACTTGGGAAACTTGGTGGCATGGGACTTGACTGGAACCCCGTACGCACGAATTAGGATCTCCTCCCTAGGCCGACCAACCAAAGTCTCCTTAATCCGCTCGTAGCCACCGAAAGGGTTGTCCTGTGAGTGGAAGTAATGCACGGATGCATTTCGCTTCTTGCTGCGCTGGACATAGGGGACAAGCTCACCATTTAGCAGTTCCGCCTCGCGGCTTTCTATGCTGGTTGCTCCGTCTAGGTATTCCTTGATCACCTCCGTGTACCCGTCAATCGGGGTGAAAGTCAGCAGTAGCTTTGCGTTGCGGGTTGCCAGTCGGAACCTCAGGGTGTTGATCAACTCAGGGCCAAGCAGATACTCATCCAGCCAAACGCCCACATTATGCCAATTAGGAGAGCGAGAACCCAACTCCGCTCCCTCCAAGATGGTAGGATTGTTTTGGTACTGGGAGTAGGTCTTGAATATAATCTGAGAACCGTTGGGTAGGATGAGCGATGAGTCAGTAAAGCCATTCTTTTTAGTATAGCTGATATATGTTCCGGAGGAAGTCTGCTTCGTGCGTAGTTCTGCTGGGAGCCAATCCCACACGGCACTCTGCTGCTGACGGATGCTAACCTCGGATGTCTGTGCGAAGCACATGATCTCGGCATTGGGGTTTTCTATAGCAGCACGCACCACGGAGAATGCACCCCACTGGGTTTTGCCCGAGTTGTGTTGGGGAACACCTGCTACAATGTAATTATTGTAGGTTGGTACATGGAAATCCCAGACATAATCTTCTCGGAGGTAATTGATCTTGACAACTCGGCGGGAATAGATAGGGTGTCGGTATGTCGAAGCACAACTCAATAACTTACCCAGTAGATCAAATACGCCTTTGGATTGCTGAAGGATGGACTCAAGCGAATATCGCGGAAAGGCTGGCAAAGGAGCTAGATCCACGCGTGACCCCCAAGCTGATTTACAAGGTTTGCAGAAAGCACGGGATACAATGTCAGCGGACAGGGCCACGAAGCGGCGAAGGACATCCCGAATGGAAAGGTGGCAGGATTGTGAACAAGGACGGGTACATTGAGCTTTATTGCCCAAACCACCCGAACGCTCGCAAGCACACTCGCTATATCCTTGAGCATCGTCTAGTGATGGAGAAGCATCTTGGTCGGCATTTAACCCGCTCGGAAGTTGTTCACCACAAGAACGGAATGAAAGACGATAATCGCATTGAGAATCTTGAGTTGTTTGAGAACAATGCCCGTCATCTTGAGGTAACACTGAAGGGTTGTGTTCCGAATTGGACTGAAGAGGGCAAGCGCAGAATGGGCTTGAAAGCTCGTCGTTCAGCTTGATGTCTCCAACTGGCATCCACCCAAGTTTGTGCAATACAAGGTGCGATTTTGAGCATCGGAATGATTCTCCGTTGTCTAGAATCACCTCGTAAATCTCTTGTTTGTTTTTTCTGAATGATGGTTGCGCCTTGGCAATTACAACTTTCTCGCCATCCCATGCTTGGACATGGAAATCAGATTCCAGTTCGTCAACTCGCTTGCTTTGCTTGAATACAGGGTCGTAAATCTCCTGCTCTGGAGCAAGGCAACGGTTGCCTCCCAGTGCCACAATTTCATTTACCTCCTGTAGCTGATCCTCTGCCTTCGCCCAGTGGGGGAGTCGGAAGCCAAAGCGGTACGGGTCGCGTTCTGCGTTGTCCACGGCTTCGTGGTAGACCCTGTGCAACTCCACAAGGTCTGTAGGTTCCATGAGGGCAATCTCCTCATCGGTCGGCGGGGAAAGGATCTGGTGGGTGCGCCACTTCATGCTACGATTTCAGCCTCGACTGCCTGCGCTTTCACCTTGCTAGCGATGCGAGATTTAGCCTCTGCGATCATCTTGGCGGCATCGTCGATAGATGCACCCTGCCTATGTTCCACGACTGCCGTAGCCATGCCAGAGAGTTGCATGGACTTGTCCGTTAAAACGCCAACAGTGATCGCCAGTCGGTCTGGGGAGATGTTCTTGAGTTGTTCGGGATCGTCGGACAACTGGTCTGCCTTCGCAAATAGCAAGTCCGTGTAGGTTTCAGCAGCCATCGCATATTTCTGCGAGAACTCCTTACGCTTAGTCTCCAGAGTGTCGCTGTGCCGCCACATGAGCGAGCGCACGGTGTCACGGGCAAGCCCTGTGATCTCGGAGGTGGACTTGATGCTCTTCCCCTGTGCGAGCAGCCAGAGGCACTTTGCCGCCGCCTGCGGGTTCCAGAACTCCACACGCTGCCTGTTGCCGTGTTCCTCGGCTCGGCGCATGACCTCTGCGAACCATTCTTGATTTTCGGGGCAATCCAGCATTTGACTGCTAGTCTCACTCATTATTTTTTGGTTGGTTTGATTTTCTCTTTCTGAACGCTTGCTGATGTGGTTTGCATGGCATTCAAAAGATTAACAGGATCAATCGTAATTGCTGTTTCTTGATCTGGATTTTCCTCGTTGTCCACATACGAGAAAATATCATCTAGAAATTCAACGATTTCCTTATCAGAGTATTTTTTGTTTGCGGCCATTATCGTGGGAGAACTGCGAATCTAGGTCTAGAGTTTGGATTTTTAGCGAAGAAGTCAATCAACAATTTGTTAATTTCTTGAAGTGCTTGTTGCTTCGTTAATTCCCTCTTCTCAAAACGATTCCAAATTGCCTCAACTTTTTTGACATTTTCTGCCTTCTTGAAACCCCTTGGGAACATGGATCTTGCGCCTTCCCATGTGATTGACTGCATTGCTCTAGGCTCGACATTGCGAGCATCTGCTGCCTTGCGATACGCGTCAGCGACAATGTAGTACATTCCATTAAGCCCAGATACAGCATTAGATGAACCACCAAAGTTTCTGGCTACTTGTTGGCTAGACTGTGACAACGGCAATAGGTATGCCGCAGCAACTGCGTGCGTATCTGATGTGACATCTCGCAATACATTGTCGTTTGGTGACTCTTGGTTGTTAAAGAACGATCTAATCTTGTGATCGCTACCCATGTTGTTGCTAATGTTTTCCATGCTTGGGTCACGATACATGTTTATCGCTTTTTCCAAGTTGGAAAAACTTTGCCAACTTATCGCATCCGCATAAACTGGATTGCCTTGCTCAAAGTAATTCAGAACCTTGTTGTCTCCTACGACTTGGGTGTGGTATCTAATAAGTTGCGCTGCTTGTGCGTCAGTCATTTCGCTCAACTTCATTCCAACAAGGTTTTGAACCTCTTGTTTAGCGGCATTAACTTTTGCCTTTTGCTCGTCAATCCAAGCCTTTGGCTTATTTTTGTTTTCCTTTGAGTTGAGTTTTGTTTCCAATGCATTGTCAATAATTGGCATTGCCCCGTCAGCAATCTCTTGAGTCATTGAAATATCGTCAGCGAAAGCACTTAATATGCGTTCCGTCATATTGACATTGTGAATCCAGTCTTTGCCCGGTGATAGTCGCGCGTTTATTCCAGCGACAACCTGCCTTGTTATTTTATGCTTTGCAGACTGCGCCTGATTCCAGTCATAAGCTAGTGGATACCAACGCTGCCAATAACTTCTAATTGGTGGTGGAACAGCATCGTAAATAGCAAGAAGGTTTCTTGCCATGCGATCAGTAACCTTGGATATAATGGTCAATGCCTCTTCCTTGTTGGTTGGTGTTCCAAGATCCCTGAACCCCGGAGAGTCAGTTGCAAATGATGCAGTTTTTACCAAAAAGTCATCAAGGCTTGACTTCTGTTTTTCTGACAAATCCTTTGCCTTTAGCAACCCTTTGATACGGCTTAATCCAACTATGTGATTTTCTGGCTTGTCTGATAGCGCAACAGATTTTGATGTTTGCTTTGGAGTTCCCCACTTGGCCGACATTATCATTGATGCGTCACCACCAAGATTGGTTTGCTTCATTAGGTTGATTGATCCATCACCCTCTGGCATAAAGCGCATATCCCTACTCCCCACATCAAACCGCTTGCTCAACGGGATGACATTGCCGGAATCGTCGCGGGTGATGGGGTCTGTGGATTTGATTTTCAACTGTCCTTTATATCCAACTTCAGCACGGAAGTCTTGCCTGCCGTCTGGAAATTCATCGTCAATTTCAATTTTGGATTCTGGAACCGCAAGCCTCAATACTGTGCCATCTCCATATCCACCACCGTCTTCTGATGTTGTAAGATAGACGGCAGGTTCCGCGTCTGGTTTTAGGATTCCAGTTTTTTGTATTTGCGCTGCTTTTTCGCTAGTTGTTCCGTGGTATAGCACGCGCATTCCCTTTGCTCTTGCAACCTCGTCCACCATCCTCTGCTGCGCTTCCACATCACCAGACTCCACAGCTTTCATGTAGTCGTAGTCAAGTTTCTCTGGCATGAAGCGGGTTGGGGTCTGCTCACCCTCTGGCATCGCTCGCCGGGCTTCTGGCATGCGGACTTGGCTATCCTCGTAGCTTGGAGTGTAGCGTAGATCCTTTGGCTCGCCATTCTCGTCTAGGATTGGCTCACCCTCTGGCATGAAGTTCACCTTCACAAGGTGGTTCTGGTAGGGCAGGTTAGTGCGTCCTTCCAATTCCGTAGCCTTGTTGATGCGGTCAATGCGGTAGGTCTTAACCACGGCATTCTTAGCCTTCTCTGCGGCTAGTAGCGGGTTGATGTCCTTCTGACCCTTGCCGACATTTCCGAACACGGTGTTGATGAAGTTTTTGCGGACTTCCCACTCGTTTCCGTACTTACTCTTGAAGTAGGCATCGGTTGGCTCGTTGCGACCGTGATTCTCAATCACTTGGTTCACATCGTTCAGAATCTGCTCTGCATTTCCCTTGTACAGGGCTTGTCCACGCTTGCTCGCCGCCTTCTCAAAAGCATTAGCATGCAACTGCTGTACGCTCATGAGGCGAACCAGCAGGTTACCATCCTTAGTGATCTTGATGCCGTACGGGACAATCTCACGCATGGAAACTCCCAGTGTGTCGTAAGCCACACGCTTGCCCTTGCGTTTCTTGGTGGCAGGTTGGTTAAACACTAGGAACCTGCGCCCGGTGTTCTCCTTGGCTGCACCATTAAGCATGTCCAACTGGCGAAGTTGAGCATTATTAAACCTGCCAGATGTCCGCAGTATTTGAATCTGGCGATCCGTGAGGTATTCCCCAGTCCATGCATTTTCTTCCGGGTTGAATCGCAACTCGCCCTGCTCAAGAGTCTCTCCACGGTTGATCCTGTTCTGCTGATCCTCCAGTAGCATAAGACCAGAGGATGCTCGGAGTTGTTCTGTTTGGTCTGAAAGCGGAATATAGTCACCATTCTTATCTCGCAAAGGAACCCCATCGGCATCGGTCTCCCACATAGATGTCATCTCATTGAGAATCGGATCATCCTTGCCCATGATAGGGATGGCATGACCATCAGACTCACCCTTGGTTACCTTTGCCACATGCATAGGACGACCAGCAGATTCAGAGATCATCTTGCGGAAAAGCTTCTTCATCTCTGGAATCTCACGGATTCCTTCTGCCAGAAGACCATTTCCGTAGACTGCCCGTCCGCTCTTGTCGGTAGCACCACCAAGCTTGTAAAAGAAGTCCTTGATGATGGGTGCTTGTTGCAGGATAGCATTTCCAAGTGACTGCATCTTGCGAGTTACCAGCATGCGCCCAGCTTGTTTTCCAAGCTCACCACTTTCAGCCATGCCCATCATGTCATCTGCCATCGAGTCCACAAAGTACTCAATTGCAATGTCATTGTCGGTAGGCGCAGTAAATGCTCGCTCTCTGGCTGGAACTTTTTCACCTGCCGCAATTCTTGTGTCGATCTGCCTATTATGTTGAGCCTCCAGCCTGCGTGTATACTCGTTCTTGAACGCTTGGAAGTTTGGATCAAGCTTGCCGTCTTTTCCACGCAAAATTCCACCAGTCTGAACCCCATCTCCAACTAGTGCCGCAGCAACCCCGCCTTCCATTTGGTTGCGAACCAAGATGTAGTGGTTGATCTCATGAGCCAGCAATGGCTTGAGAGGGTTGCGTGCCATTGGGTTAATAAAGGCAGTATTCGTTGCCTTGTCGAATGCGCCACCACCTTGATCGGTAAACCTAACATTGAGGTTTGGGAATGATGATGCGTATGTTCCAATGGATCGCTTCATGCCGTCATTAAGGGCATTGAATGCCACCCGCTGACTGCCATCCTTTAAGTTGCGATAGAAGTTAAGTGCATCACCACGCTGTAGTTTTTTGATGCGGTCTGGAGATCCAGCGACAATACCACCAAGTGCGCCGCCACCACCGAAAACAACTGTTTCGGCTGCGGCCTGCTTCAGCGTGTTCATGTCCATTTCCCCGCCATCGGAGATCCACTGGAAAGCGAGATCAACAGGGTACGCAGCAGCCATGCCTTTTGCGACATCTCCAGCAGCACCAGTAAGGCGACCACCAATAGTTGCAGTGTCCATTAGGTGGGCAACTGCTCGCTGAGTGGATCCTAGATTTTCGTAATTAGCCACACGCTGCCAGAATGGAATTTGTCCACGGGCATTTGCGGTTTCTTTACCAACCATCCTCACAAAGTTTCCAGCACCCTTTAGAAATGGTGCGGTAGACCACGCTGTGCGAATTGCCGCAGGAACAAAAGCCACAGGGCCAAGGCCCATTGCCGCTCCAGCACCACCAAGACCAGAGAGCGAGGAAATGCGGTTCATTGCGTTCCACGCCTTATCCGCGCCAATTTTAGAGGCTAGGGTAGAAAGACCCTTGTCGATGCCAATCATGGCCTTGCCAGTACCCTCAATAAGCCCACCAATTGCCTGTATAGGAAGTCCGGGAAGTTCCCTAGCCTTCTGCGCCACAAAGTTGATCTTGTCGGCTACAGCGGCATCCTGAGCCAATTTAGCAGCCTCGTCTGAAGCCCTTGCAATTTCGTCAGTAAGACCCTGCGCTCTTGTTCCAGCCTCCAGACCCTTTGTGCGAAGATTGTCGGCAAGCGTACGAGCCGCATTAGCCCGGTCAACAAGTCCCATCTTGGAAAGCTTGTCGGCTTGACGCTCGGCAAAAATAGCTTGATCTTCTGCTGACTTGGCAAGGTATTGGGTTTGTGCAAGGTGACTATTCAGCCCATTCACCCGTTGATTGGCGGCTAATGCTTGCGCGGCCTTGTTTTCAGACTCCAGTAGCTTCCTTGCAATCGGCTTGAACGCTGCGGTGACACCCTTTTGTGCCACTCCAAATCCAACCCTAGCGGCGAGTGCTTCTGGAGCTAGTGGGTTTACTAGTGAAAGCGTCAATCCCGCTGCCCTACCTTCCTCAATAGCTTGCTGTGTGGCTT